CGTGATGAGCGTCACGACGACCCCTCTTCACACGAGGTAGTAGTGATCCATTTCAGGCACCCATTTTCGTGCCCTAAAACCTGTGTTTCTCCAGGGTCGTAATCTGGAAGTTGCGTTAAGTCTTCTCCGCCGATGCCAGGGCAGTGACAGCCCCCCGACCCGTCTCCCTCGCCGACGCAGCTCTCGGCCTGGACCAGATACCAGCAACCGTTCTCGGCGAGGGCCAGCTTTACTATTCGGCCGCCGTTGACATCGAAGGACTGGTTATGGGCCAGCAGCGATTCTCCGCCGCTGCCATATCCTTCTTCGTCGCAGGAGTCCTCGAACACTAACGAGACTTCTTGGGTTTCACCTTTGATCCACGGCGCTACCGTCTTGCCAATCTTGATAGGTGTCCCGTCGTCCCCGACCGTCCGGAACTTCACCGGCGGCTGGTCGCGGTTGCCGCGCTCGTAGGCCCGGGTCGCGGCGATGATTCGCCGGGCTGATCCCTCGCCGAACTTTACTCCTTTCGCCATCACGAGCTCCCGGCCAGGATCGCGGGCTCGCCGAAGACATCGCCGAAATCGGCCTCCTCGTAGACGTCGAACCCGTCGCCGTCATTCGCGACGAGCGGCTTCGTGCCGGCGGCCAGGGCCGTTCCGTCCGTGTCGAGGCCGACCGGCTGCTTCACCGGCTTTCCGTCGTCGGTCGTGATCGCCCGCTTGCCGCCGCTGCCGTCCAGCTCCATAAACCCCACGTCCCACGGCATTAACTTCCACGTCCCGGGGTCGTAGCGGAACTCCCACTGGCTCTCGACGTAGGCCAGCGTCCCGGCGTCGTCGGCCCCGTTCAGCCGCGAGGTCGTGACCCGCTTCGCCCCCTTGAAGTAGGCCTTCCAGGTGAACTCCTCGCCGTCGGCCCAGGCCGCGTCGTTGATCCGTCCGTCCGCGGCGGCCACGTCGGCCTCGAGGCCGGCGTCGTCCTCGTAGCACCGCGTCAGGGTCCAGCCCTGCTCCTGGCGTTCCTTCTCGAGGCCCTCGATCGGGTCGCCCGCGGCGTTCACGATCGATTCCCCATCGCGATCGGTGAACGCCGGGACGGTGGTCGCTCCGCCGGACCGCTCCCAGACGTCTTCCGGAATCCCGTTCTCCGTGACCTCCTTCCCCGCCGGGGGCGCGTAATACTGGACCGTGAGCGTCCACCGCATCCCGTCCCGGCCGACCGGCGACAGCTCGAACTCCTGGGCCTTCAGGGCCGGGAGGTCGAAATGGTCCGTCCCGTAGGTCAGGCCGATCGTTGCCGTCACCCCGGCCAGGATCTCCGCCTTACTGGTCAGGGGGCTGTCGGTGCGGATCTGCCACCGCTCGGTGGCCCGCATGGATTCCCCGTACTTGCCGGAGAGGCTGGTCCCTTCGACGATTCGTTCGTAGCTCACCCAGGCCATGGCTTAAAACTCCACCGCGAGATCGTCTTCGCCGCCAGACGTGTTGGCGGCGATCTGCTCGAGCGCCGACAGCTGCTGCTCCTGAACACTGTCCCCGCCCCGCATCAGGCGGAACATCTCCGCCACCCCTTCGCTCGACCGGCTGTCGATGCCCTTGATCGCCTGGGGCTCGACGGCCGCGGCCACCGACTGGGCCATCTGGTCGGCCACCCCGGACCCGGCCTCCTCGATCTGGCCGGCGGAGGCCTGGGCCTGGGCGATCGCAGAGTCGAGGGCCGTCGTGAGCGGTCCGGCCACGGCCGCCCCGGCCGCCGCCATGGCAGGGTCGCCGGTCATGGCGAACTCCATATTCTTGGCGGCGGAGTTGATGTTCTCCGTGATGCCCCGGTCGATCTCGGCGTTGAATGCCTGGGCCCCGGCGACCACCGAGTCGAGCGACGACGTGTCGAATCTCAGGAACTTACCGATCTGCTGGGCGATCGTCGCGAGCCCCTCGAAGGTCCCGCTGAACCCGCGGACGACCAGGAGGAGCCCGACCTGTGCCGCGTCGAACACGCCGGCCAGGAAGGCCCCGGCCCGGCCCAGGAAGCCGACGACGTTGTTCCACTGGCCGCCGATCTGGGAGACGTATTCCCAGACCCCGGACAGGTTCGTAATCAGCCAGTCCCCGATCCCCGCCAGGAACCGGGCCCCCTGGAGGATCCCGTCCCCGATCGCCTGGCCGATGTTCGCCCCTCCGATCGAGCCGACAAGGTTCGTGAACGTGTCGGCCACGTTCTTCACGGCCGGGGCCAGGTAGGCGACCACTTGCTGGACGACGCCGTTCATAGCCTGGCCGGCCAGCGTGAAGGCGTCGTTCATCGCCTCCACGTCCTGGCCCTGGGCCGTGGTCAGGGCAAGCCCCAGCCGCTCGGCCTGCTCGGCCGCCTGCTGAATGCCCTCGGCCCCGCCGGCGAACAGCGGCAGCAGCTGGGCCCCGGCCCGGCCGAACAGTTGAACGGCCGCGGCCGACCGCTGGGCCTCCGTCGGCAGTTCGGCGATCGCGGAGGAGATCGCCTGGAACCGCTCCGCGGCCGACATGCCGCCCAGCTCCTCGAGCGACAGCCCCAGGCCCTCGAACGACTTGCGGGCCGTGGCCGACCCGTTGACGGCCTTCACGAAGGCGACGTCGGCCTTCGTCGCCGCGTTGGCGATCGAGTCCATTCCGACGCCGGCCAGGTCGCCCGCCAGGGCCAGCCCCGAAAACTCGCCGTACGTCATGCCGAGTCGGGCCGCCAGCTTGCTCTGGCTGTCGATCACCTGGGCCTGGGCGTTGCCCATCGACACGAGCGACCGGACGTAACCCCCGGCCGCCGACATGATCCCGCCGAAAAACTGGGCCCCCTGGATCGCGACCAGCGTCCGCATGTTGCCCGCGAGCGACGAGACCTGGCCTTGCATCCGCCGCATCGACGACGCGGCCTGATTCACGCCGGTTACGAGCCCGCTCGAGTTGGCCGTGAAGACGGCCGAGACCTTGCCGATCTGAGACACCGCTTACTCCGTTTCTTCAGGCCCGGCAGGGCCGCGAGCCGGCCGCTGATTTCGTCATCGGTCAGGGCCACCTTCGGCCGGTACTCGTCGCCCTGGCGATAGGTGATCAGGAACCGCTCCTCGTCATGCTTGTCGAACTTGCCCACCAGCCCGGCCCGGATGAGGCTTGTCATCCGACCGGCCACGAGCCAGGGCTGGCCCCAGGGCTCGATCAGGTAGAAGGCCATCCACCGCCGCAGCTGCCGGCGGGTGATCCGCCGCTTGAAGTCCTCCACGTCCCATTCGTTCATCTCGAGGGCGAGCCGGTAGGTGAACAGCTCCCACGGGTCCGCCCTCAGTCTTTTTTTTCCTCTTCGACCTGTTCTTCCGTCGGGTCTTGCATGAGCGGGACGCAGAATCGGGCGATCTCGTCGATCACCTTCGGCTCGCTGGCGGCCAGGGCCTCGAGGGCCTCGTCGGTCTGGGGGACCGTCCGCTCGCCGCGCTCGTCGCAGAGCATCAGCTGAACGAGCCGGGCCGCCAGGGGCGCGTCCCCGCTCTGGTGCTTGTTGCACCACATGCGCCACTGATCCACGTCGCCGCTCGACGGGTTGCGGACGAACACCTTCCGCCCGCCCAGCGACTTCACCTCGAGCTCGAGCGGTCCGCCCTTCAGCGCCGCGAGATTCAGCAGTTCATCGAAGGAGAGCATGCGTTACTCCAAAACGCCGGTGAGTTGGAACGTGGCGGTCCCGGTCGACCACTGGCCCGACCGGCCGGAGTGGTTGAAGGCCATCAGGATGGCCTCGCCCGAAATCACGTTTCCCGGGCTATCAAACACGATCTGGGCCTTGAGTCCAGCGTCGGTCGCCTCGAAGGATGGCGGCCCCCAGAAGGTGAACGTGAGCGTCGGCGGCTCGATGCTGGTCACGTCGTACTGCTTCAGGACCCGGGCATTCGCGCCGGCCCCGAAGACCGGACTATCGACGTGGGTGACCTCGTGGGTCTCGCCGGCTTTCGACTCAGTGTCGAAGCCGGTCAGGAAGCCGATCGGGATTCCGTTGAATAGGACGGACGTCCCCTGTGAAGAGTAGAAGCCGGGCATCGGTCCCTCCGATCAGGACCCGGCCTGTTCCTCGCCGTCGATCACTTCCTCGAACGTGGCCGAACCTTCGACATAAGCGTTCGTCTTGCGGGACAGGCCGGCCGCGGTAACCCGATAGGTGCCGCTGCCGTCGGCCGTGTCCAGTTCGCCCACGGTCCCCTCGTCGATCGACACCGTGTTGTCCACGGAGCGGTAGGCGATCGTGAACTTCCGCGGGTCGCGCTTGGGCACGATCGGGGCCAGCACCATCACGGCGTCCTCGCCGTGCGCGACGTCGAGCGTCGTCATGTCGAGCCGCTCGCGGCTGGGGGCGGACGTCTCATAGGAGATGTCCATGCACTTGTAGGTCTCGCCGTCGAACTCGAAGGTCGTCCCGTGAGACGTGACGAAGGTATCCCCTGGCATGGGTTACTCCTGGTAGGTGATTTCGACGGTCAGCTCGACGGTAAAGGTCGGTTGCTCGCGGCCCTCGAGGAATCCGGAGTCGCCGTCGGCGACGTCCACCACGAGGCATTTTTCGATTGTCTCCCCGTCGGCCGAACCCTTGAACCTGTGGATCGCGGCCGTGATCGCGTCGGCGATCTCCCAGGCCTGGACGTAGGAGTCGGCGAAAACCGCCACGTTGAACGTGGCCACCGGCGGAACCTCGTCGAACTCCGGGAGGTCGTCGAGGGCATCGGGCAGCAGCTGCTCCCGGATCGTGGCCGTGCGGTTGTAGATGACGTAGGGGGGGTCGCCGGCCCCGGTCATCTCCACCGGCCAGGCCGTGACCTCGTAACCGCTGCCGCTGCCGGTGGCGTCCTCGATCGCGGCTTTCAGCCAGACGTGGGGGGAACCCATCACCGCCTCCGGTAGTTCGGGTTGGAGTTTTTGCCGCTGGCCAGTTCACGCGCGGCGGCTTCCAGGGCCTTCTTCATTTCCGAGACCAGCAGCGACTGGGCCGGGCCTTTCGACGCCTGCCGGAACTGTTCCATGATCTCTCGGGGCCGGATGAACTTCGTTCCCTGGTCGATCCAAATGGCCTTCCGGCTCTCGAAGCCGGCCTTGAATCCGACCACCCCGTACACGACCCCGTCCCGGTTGCGGCCGATGTATTTCGATTTGACGGTCGCGGCCCGGCGCAATGAGCCGCCCCGCCGCTTGAAGTTGTCTTTCCTCTGCCCGCGGACGATCGTCGACTGGATCGTTTTCGTGCCGCCTTTCGGCGTCAGCCGTTTCAGGAGCGGGACCTGCGGGCGGAGAACCCGCTTCATGACGGCCTTCAGGTGTTTCTTCGCGATGTGCCGGGGCAGAGCATCGAATCGGCCCATCAGGGATCCGATCTCTCCCTGCATTCCCTGCCAGTTCAACGTGATCACGTCGCCTGCTCCTCGACGACCAGCTCGAGCTCCTCGCGGCGGCCTCGCTCGACGACGCCGGCGATCATCAGGATCCGGTCGTCCCGGGAAACCCACCGGAGCCGCATCACGCCGGTCACCCCGGAGACGTAGCGGATCCGGACGGTCGCCTGGAGGTTGCCGCCGATCTGGCCGCGGCGGGCCTGCTCCGAATAACTCACGGCCTCGTAGGAGCCATAGACCTGGCGGACGGCCTCCCAGGTGGTCACGCTCTCGCCCGCGGCGTTCCGCGTCGAGACGGGTTCCTGGATCTCGAACACCTCGGTCAGGATGCCGGAGGGGACGGCCATCACCAGCCCCCGTTCCAGCTGCTCGCGGCCAGGAGGGTGTCGAATGCCTGGGGCAGTTC